AGAATTTACAGGAGCGGCTGTAACAACTAAAACAGTAACGGTATCATAATGGTAGCATACACAGGAATACAAGGACAGAATATTTTAATAGTAAGCTCGGATCCATCAAATCCAGTTGAAGGTCAGATTTGGTATAATACTACAAGCAATCTTTTGAAAGGTTATACTTATGGTGTAGCTTCTTGGGCGAGTGGTGGTAATATGAATACTGCTAGAGCTGGTATGGGAAGTTCAAGAAATGGAACTCAAACATCAACCGTAGCTTTTGGTGGAGCAAATCCTGCAGTATCATCATTATCAGAATCATATAATGGTTCAGCATGGTCTGGAACACCATCTTTAAATACAGCACGACAAGGTTTAGGTGGAGCAGGAGCTTCAAATACATCAGCTCTTGCTTTTGGTGGTGAAGGACCTCCTACAAATCTTAATATAAGTGCTTCAGAATCTTTTAATGGTCCTTCTTGGACAAATACTCCTAGTTTAAATACTGGAAGAGGTGGAGTTGCTGGAACTGGAATTCAAACAGCTGCATTAGCTGTTGGTGGAGCAGAAACTCCTTCTTACAATTTATCAACTGCGACAGAAAAATGGAATGGATCTTCGTGGACAACTTCAACAGCATTACCTGCGGGAAGAGCTTCTACACAAGCTTTTGGAACAGATACCGCAGCAATAGTTGCAAGTGGAAGTCTTGCAGCAGGGCCTTCTTTAACAGCATTATCTTTAACTGGATCAACTTGGACATCTATAAGTTCAGTGAATACTGCTAGAACAAGTTTCGCAGCAGCTGGTTCACAAACATCTGGTTTAATATTTGGAGGATATACTTCTTATCCTACAACAACTGGGGCGACAGAGACATGGAATGGATCTAGTTGGACAACTAGTCCTGCCTCCTTGGCTGTTCCTAGAGGTGAAATAGGTGGTTCAGGAACAAGCGCAGCTGCATTAAAATTTGGAGGAGGACCTCCAAGTGGTCAATCTAATTCTACAGAAGAATGGACTGGAGCAGTTCTTGAAACTAAAACAATAACAACTTCTTAAATAATTTGACTTTTAATAAAAAAAGACTACATATCTCATAATGAATGAAAAAAGAGATATAAAAGAGCTTATACAACAAGAAGAAACACATCTTAATAATTTACTTGAGCCTAATGATTTAAAATCATTTAAAGGAATGGTAGATGAACTTCGAGATACTTGGACTAAAAAACAAATATTTAGAACTGAAACAGAAGCTAGATTTTCTGTACTTCAAGACAATCGTTATCCAACTCAAGCTGCTAAATATTGGCAGTGTATTAGAGAACAAAGTGTATATTTAGAAAATTTAATGACCTTATCTTTTGATTACAGAAGAAATGATGCAAAGATTAAATGGTTACAAAAGAAGATAGAAACTGAAACAGATGAATATAAATTAGAGTGTTATAAAATTGATTTAGATGAAAAAATCTATTCTAAAGCAAGTATGGAACAAGTTGCAAAAGATAGAATGAGAGAAATTAATATGTGGTCTAAATTAAAATTAGAATTTGATGATGGAACATTTGATACTAAAAATGTAAACACCCATCAATTAGAGTCTTATCATAAAATGTATTTAAATAAGGCAAAAACCATTACCCCAGGTACATCAGAAGCTGAAGTATTTAATATTGTAGGTCAACTTGAAAGTCTTGAAAGAATTCAAAAGACTGGAGAACTTGCAGGGAATAAAACAGAACAGTTACCACAATACGGAAAGCAAATAAAATAAATTAAAATAATGAATTTTAATTTTACATTTTTAGGACAATCTATCCTACGATATGAAACTCCCATTGATATTTTTAATAGTATTAATTTAATTTACGAACAAAAATTTAATCAATTAGAACCAGCTAATAAACAGTTGGTTGGTAAAATTAAAAATGAACATTCTTTATTTTATGATGGAGAAGATGAATCTAAAATGAAAAGACATAATTTATTTCCAAATAATGTACTTGATTGGTTTATGTCTATGTTTCATCATTATTTAGAATTTAATCATATTAGAGATTATAAAACACATCTTAATTCAATATGGATCAATGAAATGAAAGCTCATGAATATAATCCTGTGCATGTTCATCAAGGAAATTTGTTTACTGGATTATCTTCTGTAATGATTTTAAAATTACCAAATACATATGGTGTAGAATATTCAGCAGAACAAGCTCCACAAAATGGAAAGTTACAAATATTAGGTGCATCTAGTGGTCAGTTTGCAAAAATAGATTATGAACCACCGATGAAACTTGGAGACTTCTATATATTTCCATATGACATGAGGCACTGTGTATATCCATTCAATGGAACAGATGAAACAAGAAGAACATTAGCAGCAAATTGTGATGTTCTTTATAACCCAATACTTAATAGAGGAGCACAATGATAATCACAGAACCAAAATGGAAATCGTTGATTGTTGAAACAACAGGTCCAATATTTACACCAGAACAATGTCAATTAATTATAAATGCAGGAAGATCCGAACCACCACAATCAGGACAAGTTGGAGGAGGTCAAGGTGGAGTAGTAGATACTAAAACTAGAATTTCACATATCAGCTGGATACCATTTAATAAACTTCCTGAAATGTATAAAACTTTAGAAACAATTATGAAAAAAACTAATAATAATCATTTTGGATTTGAAGGAATGCAAATTACAGAACAAGCTCAATATACAGAATATCCAGCAGGTGGTTTTTATGATTGGCACATAGATTCTGACGTTGTTGGGATAAATGAACCACCGGTGCGTAAAATATCTATGACTTGTTTATTATCACATGAATCTGAATTTGAAGGTGGTGGACTTGAATTAATGTCGGATGGAAAAATTGCAAGACCTAAACAAGGACAAGCTATTTTCTTTGCAAGTTTTGTTAGACATAGAGTCGTACCTATTACAAGTGGAGTTAGAAAATCATTAGTAATGTGGTTTGGAGGACCTTCTTTTAAATGAACAGAGAATTATATTTCCCAACACCAGTGTATGTAAAAGATATCAATGATCTAACTTTGAATAAACAATTAGAAAGAGATATCATTACATGGTCAAACCAAGATAAAGGTTTACGAAGAACTAATGTGAATGGTTGGCATTCAACAACGGATATGCATGAAAAGCCAGAATATAAAAAATTAGTTGATTTATTATTTGAAGCACAAGGACATATTTATAAAGAAGAAATGTTATCTTCAGAACCATTTTTAGGTAATATGTGGGCAAACATTAATCCTCCAGGTGGATATAATATGCCTCATATTCACCCTAATTCTTTATGGTCTGGAGTTTATTATGTTAAAACTTCTAAAGATTGCGGACATTTGAAACTAGAAGATCCAAGATCTGTTTCTCTAATGTCTAGACCAAAACAAGTTGAGGGACAACTACCAGCGAGACTTTGGAGAGAAGCTCATTTTGAACCTGTAGCAGGACGCTTGATTATGTTTCCATCTTGGGTTAATCATTGTGTAGACCCAAATATGTCTAATGAAATTAGAATATCAATATCATTTAATTTTTTACAAAGAAACTTTGTTGTATGAGTTTTCATTTAACTAAATACCAAGTTATTAAAAAAGCAGTATCTTATGATCTTGCTAATTTTATATTTAATTATTTTCTTCTAAAAAGAGATGCAGTTAATTTTATGTATCAGAATAATATTGTCCCTGAGCATTCTTTATTTGGTACATGGAAAGACAAACAAGTTCCAAATGTATATTCACACTATGCAGACTTTGTTATGGAAACATTACTAATGAAAGTAATGCCAATTATGGTTAAAGAAACAAATCTTAATTTAATACCTACGTACTCGTACGCGCGCGTATACGAAAAAGGTTCTATTTTAAAAAGACATAAAGATAGACCTTCATGTGAGATATCTACAACATTAAATTTAGGTGGAGATCCATGGGCTATTTATTTAGATCCAACAGGAAGTAATAATGTAATTGATGAGTATAAAAACATAATGAAAACAGATGCACCAAAAGGTGTTAGAATAGATCTAGAACCAGGTGATATGTTAGTTTATTCTGGTTGTGAATTAGAACATTGGAGAGAAGAATTTACAGGTAATGTTTGTGCTCAAGTTTTCTTACATTACAATCATTTAAATGGTCAGTTTAAAAATGACAATCTTTATGATAAAAGACCTTTCTTAGGGTTACCACCAACTACTAAAAGATAGTGTAAATCAACCAATTTGGTGGTATAATAACTTATGCCATTAAAAAAAATACCGGTAGCACCAGGATTTGATAAACAGGATACTGCATCTCAAGCGGAAGGTCGCTGGATAGATGGAGATAACGTACGTTTTCGTTATGGAAATCCTGAAAAAATAGGTGGTTGGTCACAGATTTTAGCAGAAACTTTAGTAGGAGCTGCTAGAAACCAATGGATATGGTCAGATTTAGAAGGTAATAGATATGCTGCAATAGGTACTAATAATATATTAGCTATTTATTTTGAAGGTGCTTTTTATGATATTACTCCATTAGATACAGCTCTTACTTCTTGTACATTTAATACAACTACAGGTTCTGCAACAGTAACAGTTAATAAAGTTGATCACGGTTTAACAATTGGAAGAATAGTTAGATTTAGTTTTGGAACACCTCCAACAGGTTTTTCAGCTGCTAATTTTACTAATGCTTTTGAAGTTAAAACTACACCCACCGCTAATACATTTACAATAACTATGCCTGTTGTTTCATCAGCAACAGCATCAACATCTGGAACTGCGACTTGTAGTCCTTACTATTATTTTGGTCCATTTAATCAAACTTATGGTTATGGTTTTGGTACATTTAATTGGGGTGGTTTTAGTTCAACAGTTACTCAAAATGCAATTAACGTAATGGGTGGAATAAATAACTCAACCACAACTATAGTAGTTGATTCTACAACAGGCTTTGCTGCAACAGGTACATTATTAATAGATTCAGAATTAATTACTTATACTGGTAAAACTGCAACGGATTTTACAGGTTGTGGAAGGGGAGCAAGTGGTACAACTGCAGCTGCACATGCTGATAATACAATTGTTTATAATGCATCAACTTTTGTTGGTTGGGGACAAGCTTCAACAGTAGCAGCAGCTATTAATTTAGATCCTGCTAATTGGTCTTTAGATAACTTTGGTCAAATATTAATAGCAACAATGCACAATGGTCCAACATTTACTTGGAATCCATCAGCGATAGATGCTTTAAACACAAGAGCAGTTATAAATGCTTCAATGCCACAAAAATCAGTTATGACTATAGTATCTGATAGAGATAGACATTTAATACATCTTGGAACTAATGAAACATTGCCAAATGGTGCACAAGATAAAATGCTTATAAGATTTTCAGATCAGGAAGACTTTAATGTTTATGCTCCAACATCAACAAATACTGCAGGTACATTTAGATTAGATGCTGGAACAAAAATTGTAGCAGCTATTAGAGCAAAGGATTATATATTAATACTTACAGATGATGCTGCTTATTCAATGCAGTTTGTAGGACCACCTTTTACATTTAGTATTAGAAAGGTTGGATCTAATTGTGGATGTCTTGGTCAGCATGCAGTAGTCTTCGCACAAGGTATTGTATTTTGGATGGGGGATTCTGGTGGTTTCTTTGCATTTGATGGTACAGTTGTATCTGTTCCAAGTTTAGTAGAAGACTTTGTGTTTACAACAACAGGTGATAATTTAGGAATTAATTATGATGCAAGTGAAACAGTATTCGCAGCTCATAACAGTTTATTCCAAGAGATAATGTGGTTTTATACTAAATATAATTCTACTGAAATTGACAGAGTAGTAACATATAATTATGGTGAAAAAGTTTGGACAACGGGCACTATGTCGAGTGCAACAGTTGGTTCTCAATCAAGAACAACCTATGCAGATGCTTCAGTATATGATCATCCTCATGCAACTAAGTTTGTCGCGGCAGCCACGCCAACCTTTCCTATTGTAAATGGTATATCACCAGGTGCGTCTATTTACTATGAACATGAAGTAGGAGTAAATGAAGTAGCTTCCTCAGGTACTATAACTGCAATTCCAGCTAACATTAGATCAGGAGATTTTGATTTAGATATAGATGGAGATGGAGAATACTTCTTATCAGTTAAAAGATTTATACCTGATTTCAAAACATTAGATGGTGATTGTAAAGTAACATTGTTTTTAAGATCTTACCCAGCAGATACTACAGTTGCACAGGGTGAGACGTTTATAGGTCCTTTTACTGTTAATTCTAGTACAGATAAGATAGATACGCGAGGGCGCGCGAGACTTGCTAGTATTAAGATAGAGAACGATGCTGTAGATACTAATTGGCGATATGGTATTTTTAGAGTAGATATACAACCAGACGGAAGAAGATAATGGCAAAAATAGATTTCTATGTACCGGAACCATCAGAGGAATATAATAAAGATACACAAAGACAAATTATACAAGCATTAGATACTTTAAAAACGCAATTGAACACAAGTTTTAACGAAGAAGTTCAGGAAAACTTACAGACTTTGTCTTGGTTTTTAATAGGAACAGGAAGAAAAAGTCATCTAGTACCTGTTAATAATTTTACAGTATCGATTACAGGAAGGCAACTTGCTATAACTGTTGCATCTGTTACAGTGGTAATTACATGACCA